GGTTGTGTCTTGAATTTCGTTGCAAATATTCCGTATACAAAATGTTGGGTTCGTAAAGAATACTTACACGACCTTGAGAGAGGCCACGGCGAGTTCGTAGAGGCAGTTATCATAGCAGTTAAATCAGTGCAAGGCAGAGCATTAATGTTCGAAGCATACCTACCAGAGTACGGTGCTTGTTTTGATAAGTTTCCATTGTCAGCATTTGTGTGGCGCACAGACATCAAAGAAGAAGAACAATTACCACTAGGCACATTAGAATTATGGGACAGTTTTAGTTCCAATATACAAGTATGGACAAAATCTATGCTGAAAAACTGTGACGTAGAAATAATGTTAAAGGGTGGTGGCAAAATGAAGGGTGAATACCTATTCACTGTTGACGCTTGTCATGGTGATGCCAACTCTGTAAACACTGGTGTTTCGGAAGTGCCAAGTGAACACAAACAACACAATTTTGGCAGACTGATAAACGGACAATATTTCGCACAACCAAATAATAGAATGCTTTGGTACGAACAATCACTTACTCCATCAGAACTAAAAAGACCAGACTTCCAAGTAAGCACACGTGAATTTTTCTGTGAAAACGAAAGCAGTGTCACTTTTGGTGACAGCAACGACTATTTCTACGAAGAAAAAGACAGTCCTATCAAAGATTAATCATTGACTTTACCGTAAGAATTAAGTATAATTCATTATATTAATTTTTATACAGGTAAAGTAATTTATGATTAAAGGATTTAAAATTCCAAAAGTAACATTCAGAATAAGAACAGGTGACGAAGTTGAAACTGATGGCGGTTGTGCTATCGGTGGAGAATGGCATAACGCAACAACTGACTCATATTTTAAAGGCAAAAGAGTGGTAATATTCAGTTTACCAGGAGCATTTACTCCTACTTGCTCATCACAACAACTTCCAGGATTTGAAAAAGAATACAATGCAATCAAAGATATGGGCATTGATGAAATTTATTGTGTGTCAGTAAATGATTCTTTTGTGATGAATGCTTGGGCAGAAAAAATGCAAATTAAAAACGTAAAAATGATTCCAGATGGATCAGGAAACTTTACAAGATTTATGGGTATGCTGATTGGTAAAAACCATTTAGGCTTTGGAAATAGAAGTTGGAGATACATGGCAGTGGTAAAAGACGGTGTAGTAGAAAGATGGTGGCAAGAGCCAGGCATAAACAATGAAGGCACAGACGATGACCCATATGTAGAATCAACGCCTGAAAACATGGTAGCATATCTAAAAGGAGAATAATATGTCAGCAAGAACATACGGCCCTGAAGAACAAGCAAAACTAAAAAGAATCGTAGATGAAGGTTCAAACGTTCTACAGGAAATAGAAGACTTAAACGCAGGACTAAAAGACACTGTGAAAGCAGTTGCAGAAGAACTAGAAGTAAAACCTGCTTTAATAAACAAGGCAATAAAGATTGCACACAAAGGAGAGTGGAGCAAATATTCTGAGGCTTTTGACAGTCTTGAGAATCTAATTATTGCAGTTGGCAAAGACAAGTAATGAAATACATTGTCGACATCGACAACACAATTTGTTATAATAAAAATAGCGATTACGAAAACAGTCAACCTGATCTAGAACGTATAGCAAAGTTAAACAAATTGTTTGATGAAGGCAACGAATTACACTACTGGACAGCAAGAGGTGGCAATTCAGGCATAGATTGGACTGAGTTAACAAACAAACAACTTGCAGAATGGGGTGTAAAGCACACATCAATACAGATGAAGAAACCTGTGTATGATGTTTGGGTTGATGATAGAGCGGTAAACATAAAGGACTTTTTTAATGAGAATTGATTACAATATACATTTAGATTATTCAGACGTTTTATTACATCCTAAAAGATCAACTTTAAGTTCTAGACGTGATGTTGATATCTTGAGAAAATTCAAATTTAGAAACAGTGGAAAAGAATTGTCATATGTTCCTATTATGGCTAGTAACATGGATGGAGTAGGCACATTTTCAATGGCGAGAGTTTTACAAGAATACAAAATGCTCACGGTAATTAGAAAGCATTATAATCTAGATGATTGGAAACAAGCCGCAGGCACAGGATTAAAATTTAAATACGTTTCTGCCTGTGTTGGAACGGGTGCTATATGGGACGAGAACGCACATGATTATCAAACACTTAAACAAGTGATGTCAGCATTTCCTGATATACCTTGTATCACAATTGATGTTGCTAATGCCTATCACGAATCATTTGTAGACTTTGTTACAAAAATTAGAACAGAATATCCAGATAAAATTATAATTGCTGGAAATGTAGTCACACCTAATATGACAGAAGAATTAATTATAAAAGGTGCAGACATAGTTAAAGTTGGAATTGGTCCAGGTAGTGTGTGTACCACAAGGACGCAGACAGGAGTAGGTGTTCCGCAATTTTCGGCAATAATGGAATGTTCAGATGCCGCTAATGGAGTTGGTGGACACATTATTGCAGATGGTGGTTGTACACAACCAGGAGACGTTTCCAAAGCATTAGGTGGCGGTGCACATTTTGTAATGCTTGGAGGTATGTTAGCAGGACACGACGAATCAGAATTAGAATTGCAAGACGGCAAGAGAGTTTTTTATGGAATGGCATCACAAACAGCATTGAACACACACGGACAAAGAAAAGACGGATACAGAGGCGTAGAAGGCAAGACAGTTACATTGAAGGATAAAGGCCCAGTCAAAGACACTGTTGAACAAATTTTAGGTGGAGTAAGAAGCACTTGCACTTATATAGGAGCAAGACGAATTAAAGATATGCCTAAGGCGGCTCACTTTGTAAGAGTGAACAATGTAATCAACAGAGTATTTGACAAGTATGAACAAAATTGATCAAATTTTAAAATGGGTTGCTACATTTACTTTAATTGTAGGAACTTTCGTTAATGCAGGATTTCCTCATCTTTACCCGATAGGTCCAATGCTTCTAGCACTAGGAGGAGTAATTTGGTTAGTCGTTTCGGTGATTTGGAAAGAGCCGGCACTGATAACTACAAATGCAGTATTGACAATTACCGGAATAGGCGGTATAATGTTATTTTATTTGCGTTAGGCCCAATCAGCCACAAGTGATTATTAGGTATGTGTCAGCCACAAATGACATTAGGAGAATAAATGAGTTACATAGATGGTTATTTTGACAGAGGTGCAGATCTCATAAGAATAGTTGAACGTCAAAATGGCGAAAGAGTTTTCAAAGAATATCCAATCAAATACACATTTTATTATGAAGACCCAAGAGGCAAATACAAAAGCACCACGGGTAAATCCTTAAACAGAATTATTTCTAAGACTACAAAAGATTTCCATAAAGAACTTGCAATTAATAGAAACAAAAATTTATTCGAATCAGACATAAATCCAATATTCCAATGCTTGAGCGAAAACTATTTGAATCGCGATGCTCCAGAATTAAGAACTGCTTTCTTTGATATAGAAGCAGACTTTGATCCGGAAAAAGGATTCAGCAATCCAAGTGATCCATTTATGCCTATAACTGCAATCACTGTCAATTTGCAATGGCTAGATAGCACAGTCACTTTCGCTTTGCCACCTAAGACAATGAGTATTGAAGAAGCACAAGAAGTCACAAAAGGAATTGATAATTTATATCTCTACAAAGACGAGGGAGAAATGCTGACAGCATTTTTAGATGTTATCCAAGATGCTGATGTAATAAGTGGTTGGAACTCAGAAGGTTATGATATTCCTTATGTAGTAAACAGAATACAAAAAATCCTAAGCAAAGATGACACAAGAAAACTTTGCTTATGGAAACAACTGCCTAAGAAAAGAGTATTTGAAAGATTTGGTCGTGAACAAGAAACATACGACCTAGTAGGTAGAGTTCATTTAGATTCATTAGAACTTTATAGAAAATACACATATGAAGAAAGACATTCGTACAGATTAGATGCTATCGGCGAACATGAATTAGGAGAAAAGAAAACAGTCTATGAAGGGAGTTTAGATCAATTATACAATCAAGATTTCAGAACATTCATAGAATACAACAGACAAGATGTTAATCTTATCGACAAATTAGATAGAAAATTAAAATTTATTGCACTAACAAATGAACTTGCACACGCAAACACAGTTCTGTTACAAACCACACTAGGTGCAGTTGCGGTGACGGAACAGGCGATCATCAACGAAGCACACAGAAGAGGAGTACAAGTTCCTAATAGACCAAAAAGAGATTCGGACAGCACAACTGCCGCAGGTGCATATGTGGCATTTCCTAAAAAAGGATTGCATGATTGGATAGGATCAATGGATATTAATTCACTATATCCTTCAGTAATTAGAGCATTGAATATGGCTCCCGAATGTGTAATGGGACAATTGAGACCTAGTCACACAGATGAATACATTGAAGAACAAATGACTTTACAGAAGAAATCATTCGCAGGTGCTTGGGAGAATCATTTTGGTTCTTTAGAATATGATGCAGTGATGGAACAACGCAAAGACATTTCTATACACGTAGATTGGGAAGATGGCAAATCAGAGATCATGAGTGGTGCTGAAATATACAAGATGGTATTCGACAGCAATAATCCTATGATGTTAAGTGCCAATGGCACAATATTCACAAGCGAATTTGAAGGAGTGATTCCAGGACTACTTGCACGTTGGTACAAGGAAAGAAAAGAAATGCAAGGTATGTTGAAGAAAGCCAAAGAGGCAAGTAACGATGCAGAAATAGAATTTTGGGACAAGAGACAACTTGTAAAAAAGATTAACTTAAATTCACTGTATGGTGCAATATTAAATCCAGGTTGTAGATTCTTTGACAAACGTATAGGACAATCAACTACACTATCAGGCAGACAAATTAGCAAACACATGGCGGCAAAAATTAATGAAGTGATCACAGGTGAATACAATCATGTTGGCAAAGCAATTATATATGGTGACACAGACTCCGCTTATTTTAGTGCGTATGAAGTATTGAAAAAAGAAATTAACGATGGCAGTATACCTTGGACTAAGGAAAGTGTAATAAAGTTATATGATCAGGTGTGTGAAGAAGTTAATGGCAGTTTTAAAAAGTTTATGGCAGAGGCTTTCCATTGTTTGAAAAGCAGAGCAGAGGTTATACAGGCAGGTAGAGAATCTGTTGCCGAGACAGGACTTTTCATAACAAAGAAAAGATATGCGATACTGATCTATGACTTGGAAGGTTACAGACAAGACGTTGAAGATAAGCCTGGCAAAATAAAAGCAATGGGCCTTGATTTGAAAAGATCAGATACTCCTTTGTTCATACAAGACTTCTTAAATGAATTATTGCTGATGGTATTGACTAAAAAGACCGAAGCAGAAGTTTTGGATAGGATAAGTCAATTTAGAAATGAATTCAAGCAAAGACCTGGTTGGGAAAAAGGATCACCACGTAGAGCAAACAATATTCAAGAGTATGCTAAAAAAGAAGCACGACTAGGAAAAGCAAATATGCCTGGACACGTGAGAGCAAGTTTAAATTGGAACAACTTAAAGAAAATGCATAGTGACAAATACTCAATGGAAATACACGATGGTATGAAAGTTATTGTGTGTAAACTAAAAAAGAATCCATTGGAGTATACTTCTGTTGCGTACCCAACAGATGAAATGCACATACCAAATTGGTTCAAAGAACTTCCGTTTGATAACGATGCTATGGAAAGCACACTTATAGATAACAAATTAGGAAATTTATTGGGAGTACTTGGTTGGGATATCAAGTCGACTGAAAGCAAAAACACATTCAACAACTTATTTGACTTTGGAGGATAGATGGCTACACACGGAATGATAGACTTGGAAACATTAAGCACTAGACCAGACGCTACCGTGTTGACAGTAGGAGCAATTAAATTTGATCCATATGCTGATGTAGAACCACATAGCGGATTATATCTAAGATTGAATGTTGACGAGCAAAGCGAACTGGATCGTCATGTCGATCAAGGAACATTAGAGTGGTGGGCAAAACAAGATGAAAAAATTAGAAATGAAGCACTCGGAGATGAGGACAGAGTGCAATTAACAGAATTTGTTAGACAACTTAACAAATGGTGTGTAGGACTAGATGAACTTTGGTGTCAAGGTCCATTATTTGACTACGCAATCTTACAAAATTTATATGCACAATTGAATACGCCTGTGCCTTGGAACTATTGGCAGATACGAGATAGTAGAACACTATTTGGTATGCTACCTGAAGACCCAAGGAAATCGATACAAATGGATTTGCACAATGCACTTGCTGATTGTTATTTCCAGGCAAAGAGTGTCCAAAAGGCATATAAACGTTTTGGAGTAAAGAAAAGATGATAGGATTCGTGATTGACTTTTCGCCAAAACCTAAATATAATGTAACTATGAGGAGAAAATAATGAAAGACATCTTACAAGACATAGTTGCTCATACACATTCGCTAGGCTTTTTAAGTTTAGTTAAAGTGTCTAATGAGGAACAAACAAAAATAGAAAGTATGGCTGAAGATAGATCAGTGATACTATCAGCAAACACAAACAACAAAGTTAATGAATTTGATGGTGTGTTTGGTATGCCGAACTTAGATAAGTTGGCACTTCACTTGAAATGTCCTGAATATCAAAAGGACGCAAAGATAGAAGTTAAGTCAGCGGAAAGAAATGGCAAAACTATTCCAACACACATTCACTTCGAGAATGCTGGAAAGGATTTTAAAAATGATTACAGATTTATGAGCACTGAAATCATAAATGAAAAATTAAAATCTGTGAAATTTAAAGGAACAACTTGGGACATAGAGTTTGAACCAAGAGTGGCGGCGATTGCTAGACTAAAACTACAAGCGGCGGCACACGTTGAAGAAACTGTGTT